GATCCTGTTTGTAGGCCTTGCATTGTAATTAGGGCTACGTGTGGCATTCGGAGTTCTCTAGTTCCAAATGCTGCCTCTCCAGTTAGTCCTACATCGTCTGGTATGCTATCGACGTATGTGCTTCCGGAGAACCATCTTAGTGGACCGAAAAAGTCGTTGCCTACTGGTTCAGATGGGTCGTACACTTGATCATCTGCTGAGGTTTCTGTTATGTAGTCTACGTTTGAATTTCCTTCACCTACTTTTAAGAAGAGATCGGTAGCTTATGAAAATCTGGTGTATCTTCCCTCATCATTAGGTCTGTATTGTCCGCCGACAAGGAATCCTGCTCTACCTCCACATTTTCCTTCAAGTGCTGCTGGATAGACTTTAATATGGTGGTGTGTACCGTTTCTTCTGTCGATTTCTTCGCTGACGGAAGAATCCATTGACAATCCTGATGGTGCGTAGAGTGCTTGGATGACTCCTGACTCATTTTCCTACTTGCTAGTTTTCCACAGTCTGAATCCACCAGAAACTAGTCTTAGCTACGTGAAGTCTTGGAGGTTTGCTAATTGTTTTCCAACTGATGAATTGGTGATTATTTCCTTGAATGGGATTCCTAACGATCCAATTCTGGTTGGTCTGGTGAAGGTGACATCGTTTACTGAGTCTTGGTAAGATATGTCTACTGTGGCTGAAGAGATGTTGTCAAAGTTGAGAATGTCTCCAAATCCTCCTTAGATGACTACTATCGGTGACATTCTTATGGCGTTGTAGTTGATTACTACAAGGACATTTTAGGCGTTTGCTGTGAATCTAATGGATTGATAGTCTCTGCTTGTAGTTGTTGGTGGAGCTGCCATTGTGGGAATTCTGGCTCCTATTGAATTGGGGTTGAAGGCATCTACGTGTGAGATCGCGTATTTTCGGATGTTGTCGTCTTGGAATTTACGGGCTGTTTGGGAGATACCGGTTGCCATGTCTACAACTGCTTATTTGTATTGTGTTAAGAACTTACCTTGGTGTTCCTTTTGCATTCCTTCTTCGATTCTCTTTTCTTCCACCTCCTTAGTGAGTTGATCCACTCGCCGTTAGAGGTCTTGCATTTCAGCTAAGTTTCCCCTGAGCTCCCTAGTTGCTTTGGCTTGG